AGTCCAGTCTTGCGGAACCCCATCCACAACAGCCAATACATGACCATTTATTGATACAACCCAATTCCCACTAGGGAATTCTTTACAGAAAGAGCTGATAGTCTTTGCTTTTTGATTTGGTTCTTTGTGCTTACCACTCTCTTCGATCATCCTTTGATAACCACGAAATCGTGAGCTTCCATATTCAAAAGTTCGACTGTAATAAGCGAATAATTTACTGCTACTTGTTCCATCTTTATTCACTCTATCACACTCTTTTCTTATGATGTTGTGTGCTTGACGATAATCAATTTCCTGTGCGTTTGCTAAAGCAAGTACCGCACAATCATTGTTCTCACGAAAGGCTCTTGAGACTCGATCATTTATCCTACTAATTTTTGTCCGTTTGTTTTCCATTTCATTCTCCATTGAGTTAAAGTGTAACTACCACTAGCATTTGGTTGATATCAACAGTCGCTTTCGCAACCTACTTCAAGGCTCACACCATCCCTGCATCGCTCAAAAATTGCACCATCGAAGCTTGTGTGGTAGTTGTTTTATTCTTTGTTCCGATCAGCTGTCCACTAGGTTAACCTGCCTGCTGATTCGCAACTAGCCGAGTTGCCTCGATTGAGGGGTCTGACGCTAGTCGTCCACATCCGTTGGATTGGGGTCGACTGTTTAGTTGTGTCGCTCAACGCCATCACGGCTCGTCCCTAATCACAATCGCATCTCCGCTCGTCCCACTGCTCCCGTAGTCGTGGTAACTTCATGTGCCTCATCGGGCAATGTGTGAGCCTTTCACCATCGCTCACTCGCTCAACCAGTCGGCTTATTGGGCTGTCGTGTTCCCTGCGAACAAATACAAAGATACACGAATCACCGCTGATTTGAATCATTAATTTTGAATAACTGATCCTGAAAAATGAAACTTTTTACACCACAATATATGGTATGGCTACAATTTTGTACCACAAGATATGGGATTGACATCAATCGATGGATATATATCGAATAGCCCTAAAACGCACGAGGATGCTCTGTAATGGACGAACGTTTCTCAATGACTCATGTTACCTTGGAAAATGCTCAAAGCATAGAGACAATCCTCATAGGGAATAACACCAATCGATATAAAAATATCGAAGGCATATTTGTACCTAATCGATAAGAACATATCGAATCCCTACGCACGCACGCACGGGCAGTTATCGTACCAAGGATATCGATAAAGGCGAATCGATTGCGGTTAATCGATAAAAGTATATCGAGAAAAGAATATCGGTAAAAAGATATCGATAGTTAAATAGCGAATCGAAAAAAAAGTTTTGGGCGGGGCATTTTTTTTGAGGCATCATCGGAATTCAAATAAATTTTATATATATATATTAGACCTCCATCAAACTTTTAGAAATTTCAGTTGACGATTACCTTAGTTAATATATTTTAAAGAGTATGAATGACACGCAAAGTATATACGACAGTTTGAAACAAGCAGACAACAAGCAGTTGTGGGTGATCGCAAAGGAACTTGCGGAGTCCCGTAAAAAAAATTTAAAACCTAAAGAGGATTCTATTGCTGTTGATCTTGATGACAAGGAGGCTCTTCGTCAGAGAGTTATGGAGCATTTGTTTGCTGAGAGCAAGAAAGGCAACGCACAAGCATCAGACAAGCTCGCAAGGATAGCAGGATTGGGGGAGACTGAACAGGATATTGTTATTGAGATTGTTAATTATAATCCACCGAAGAAGAAAGCGGTAAGGAGGAAAGCAAAATCGACTACGACGAAATGATAGAAATTATAGCGAACTTAAGTTATTGCGAATGTAATGACTGTCATAATTATTTCTTTGTGTATGATTTACCCCTAGGAATAAATGACCCAAGCTATTGTCCGTACTGTGGAATTGATTTTACATTTATTGATGAGAAGGAGGATATAGAAGATGTATAGCTGTTATGAGTGTTGTTGCTTGGACTCTATAGATAATCCTATTATTGGGATAGAGGATATGCATGGTGTAGTATCTGAATGGATATGTAGCGAATGTTACGCAGCAGGGTTACCAGATGAAAATTCGTATTCCGACGATTGAGCCTAGAGATTACCAAGTACCATTTTTAAAAGCATTTGATGCAGGTAAGCAATATTCTGTTATCTCATGGCATCGTCGTGCAGGTAAGGATGTTACTAGCTTTAACGCACTTGTGAAAAGGGCTATGCAGAGTGCGGGTAACTATTACTATCTATTCCCTACGAGAGCTTGGGCACAACGTGCATTGTGGGACAACATTTGCGAATGGGCGGGGGGGAGAAAACTAATTGACCTTCTATGCCCACCTGAAATAGTTAGACGAAAGAACAATAGTGATTTTTTCTTGGATTTGATTAATGGTTCAAGAATTAAGATTGATGGAACAGATAACCTAAATTTTGTAGGACAGGGAGGTAGTGGTTATGTATTGTCGGAGTTCTCATTGCATAAAGAAGAAGTGTCAGGCTTTCTGGCTCCTATTCTTACAGAAGGTTCTGCATTTGTTGTTTTCAATGGCACACTGCGTGGAAAGTCGAATCATCTATGGAGACTGTACGAAAATAACAAAGATCGTAAGGATTGGTTTACTCAGTGGTACACCCTTGAGGACACCAAGACTGCTTACTGGGTTGGGGATGGCGTATCAATTAATCCTGAACTGGCTGGAAAGATTAATCCGTATGACGGCAAAAAATTTAAAAACATTCAAGATGATGTAGATAGCGGGATAATATCCTATGCAATGGCAAGGCAGGAGTATTTGAATGAGGCTGTATCTCAAGTTGAAAATAGTTATTATGGTCACGAGCTTGAACTATTACGCAGCGAGGGTCGTTTCGGAAATTATGCAACCAATGGGACAGTTTATACCTTCTGGGACTTGGGTACTTCTGACGCTACTTCTATTGTCTTTGCACAAATTAATAATGGTGTTGCAACGATTATTGACTATCACGAGTCTACGGGAAAGAAGATCGAGGACTATGCTGTAGTTGTTAATAGCAGAAACTACAATTATGGCGGACACTACGCCCCCCATGATGTATCTAAGCGTATGTTGTTCGGTGATCTAGTAACCAGAGCCAAAGAGGTGGGTATAGACTTTAGAAGAGTTCCAAAGACTAACTCAGTATTAGAAGATATTGAGATATGTCGTAGATCTTTGAGAACATTGAGGATGCATACTAGGTGTCAAGATCTTATGGAGCACTTAGATTCTTACAGAGAAAGCAACAGTGGCAAACCTGTTCACGATGCACACTCACATGGAGCAGATGCTTTTCGTACTATGGTGATGGCGATGCATTTGAATTTAGTTAATCCGTACTTGTCACCTTCATATTCCATAAACTTACCCAGCAGCGTTGGTGACGCTGAAGATTATGCTATGGATAATTGGCAGGAAGAAGATAATCAAAGACCTTTATGGGAAAGATTTAGATTATAAACTTTAGAAAAGTCATTGACATTATGATCTTTTAATATATTTAATACACCGCATTGAACCAACCACTGGAGTAAAAATTATTTATGGCTACTGAAGCGGAAAAATTACAAGAACGCATTCTTCTTAATGAGCAAAACATTCTTAAAGAAGCAATGGTTATGGGTGGCTTTAGTAAAGCTAATAAAGCTCCGCCTAAAACTCCTACTAAAATATCAGGTATGTACGCAGGTGAAACTCGAAAGCAACAGGCTTTCAAAAAAGCTCGTGCTGGTGCTTATGTAACAAAGGGTCAAAGAAAAACATCAGGTGGGGTTAGGGGTACTGGTCCTGTTCAGCTGGCAGATATAACAGCAAGGGCTGGATTAACTTCAGCAGACTTAACAACTTTAAGAAGTAGACTATCTAGAAGTGAATTTTTATCAGCAGCTAAGGCAAGACAAAAAGGAGTTTCTGATGATGAGCTTGTTAAAAATGTAGGCAAATCATTAGCAGCGACAGCGGTTTTAAAGGGAACAGCAGGGCTTGCAGCTGCACCTTTAGGTAGTAGTATCCTAAGGGGTCTTGGTGGATTAGGTGGATATCTTGGTGCTCTTGGTCCTTTAGCATCAATAGCAGGAATTGGTTTTGGTTTGTATAGCTCATACAAAAAGAAAAAGAAAGAGAAAAAACAAAGAAAACAAAGAGAGCGAGCTGCTGACTCCTACACTAAAAAAATGACTGCTGATATCCAAGGTGGTCAAAGAGTAGGAGAAGGAGAAACATTTATAACAGGTGGGGAAACAGTATAATGGATGCTAAATCTTTAATAGCAATGTATCGAAGAGAAAAGTCTAGCACTGAGCGGACGAACTTTGAAGAGCTTTACGAATCAGCCGCAGAGTTTTGTAATCCGTCTGCTGATAACATTAGAAAGAAAAAAACAAAAGGTCAGCGGGATGATGAGCAACGCATAACAGATATTGGTATTAAAGCTCGTCGTATGTTTACTGCTGGCATGATGAGTCACTTATTCCCTCAAGGGCAAAACTGGTTGCGTCTTGTTACACAAGATAGAGACCTGATGAAAAGTGATAATGTTACAAGAGCATTATCAGCAGCTAATAAAAAATTTATTCGTGCTATTGAAGATTCCAACTTCTATGAAGAGATGGGTCAATGTATTGATCACTGTGGATATATAGGAACAACTTCTATTTATTGTGAGTCTACTGATAAGCGTATTCTTAATTTTAGATCTCATTATGTTAATCAATTTTACTTTTGTGAAAATTATCTCGGAGAAGTTGATACTGTTATTCGTGAGTTAAAACTAACAGCAAGACAGGCGGCACAGCAATTTGTTGATGATTGTCCTGCATCGATTAAAGAGTTAGCTGCTGACCCAGTAACATCAACTAAGGAGTTTACATTTATTCACGTTGTAATGCCTCGTATGGGCTATACTCCTGACGCAACAGATAAAGAGGAAAAGAAAATTGCTTCCTACTATGTTAGCATAGAGTTAAAACAAATTGTTAGAGAGTCTGGTTTTGATGAAATGCCTTACTCTGTAGGTAGATTTTATAAAACAAACTACGAAAAGTATGGTCGATCTCCTGCTATTGAAGTATTTAAAACTTTACCATTAATTAATCGAATGGAAGTTTCTCGTATTCGTGGTGCAGAGCGTGTATCTAACCCGCCGTGGTTAGCACCTAATGATGGTAGTGTTCGTCGTATTAGTAACGATCAAGGTTCTATTATCTATTGGAATGCTGGCAACCCGTTATCAAAACCAGAACAGCTACGTCCTATGGATAATGTAATCATCAACGACCAGATGATTGAAAAGAAAGAGCAAGAGATATTAGATGCGTTCTATGTTCCGCTGTTTAATCCTTTAATGAACAAGCAAAACATGACAGCATTTGAATCTGCCGAAAGATTAAACCTTTCATTGCAGTTCTTATCTCCTGCAGTTAATCGATTAAATAAATACTTTGTTACACCAATATTAGAAAGAGCATTTGGAATTATGCTGCGGTCTGGATTACTTCCAGAGCTAGATATACCAGAACTATCTGGAGCTACACTTGAGTTCGATTTAGTTGGTAAAGCATCTATTGCATCACGACAGATTGAGTTGTTTGGTACAATGACAGCAATGCAGCAGATGATGCAGATTGCACAGTTCAAACCAGAAATATTAGATAATGTAAACTCTGATAAGACTTCAAGATTTATTCAAGAAGTAAACATGGTGCCAGTTGACCTTCAGCTTTCTGAAGAAGAAGTAATGTTTATTCGTGAACAAAGAGCGGAAATGCAAGCACAACAAATGCAAGCACAGCAGATGCAAGCTCAAAGTGATGCTTATGTTAAAATGCAAAAGACTCCAGAGGAGGGCTCAGGAGCTGAAGTATTAATGGAACAAACAGGAGAGTAATGGATATAATTGATAAAGTGACCTACGACTTTAAGTGGGACAATGAGAAGGATTTATCAGAAGAAACCAGAAAGGCATTTGTTAGTTTGCTTAATCCAACTAATGATGATGCTTGTTTAGTAGTAAGGTTTCTAGTACAGCTTTGTAAGTGGGAGGATTATACTGAGTATAATGATCCTATTATTGAAGCAAAGATGAACTCTCTACGGAGTGTGATTCTATCTATAAAAAAACAACTGAACATGAAAGAGTTAGAGGAGGTTACCTATGAGTGAAGAAGTAGTTAATGAAGAAGTTGTCGAGGAAACAACAGAAGCAGTAGAGGAAACGCCAACAGAAGAAACTGTTGAGGAAAGTAATACACAACCAGAATCATTCGTTGGCTCTATGTTAAGCCAAATCGAAGATGATGAAGTAAAAGATGCTGGTTTTTGGAAGAACTTGGAGGGCAAAGATGCTACAGAAGTTGGAAAGTATATTAAAGAGCTTCAAAGTTTCGCTGGTAAAAAGGGTGATATACCTAGCTCCGAAGCAACGGAAGAAGAGTGGGGTGCTTTTCATCAAAAGCTGGGTAGACCTGAAAGTATCGAAGGATATGATTTTACCATTGGTGATGAGTTTAAAGAGCTTGTTGGAGAAGATTCAGCACCTTTCTTTGAAAAAGCATTAGATGGTTTAAAGGAACAAGCTTTTAAATTAGGAGCTTCCTCATCTAAAGCTGAAGAGATGGCTGATTGGTATTTAGGTTATACAGCATCTCAAATAGAAGAGTCTAACGCTTCGATGAAAGAAGCAGAGGAAGAGTTAGATAAAGAGCTTCGCAAAGAGTGGGGAGATAGTTACGACGGCATGATGAACAACATTAAGTCTATGCTTAAAGCTAACGGAATGCCTGATGAAAATATTCAATTCATGGAGCAAACTGGAATATTAAAAGACCCAGCACTTGCGACTACTCTTGGAAAAATATCTTCAAGGTTTTCAGATGATCCCGAAATCGGTCACTTGCAAACAAATACATTAGCTGGTATTCGTGATCAATTAGCTGATGTAGAAATGGAAGTAGCTGATTATTTACGCAAGGGAGTTAAGATTCCTTCGCACATTGCACAGAAGCGAATGGACTTAATGAACAAGCTAGGTGAAGATTTATAAAAGATATATTGACATTCTTAATAAGTTTGTTAATTCTTTTACGCAACAAAGGTGGACAATCGAAAGACCCACCTAAGTTGCCGTCAACCCAGACGATAACTGGTAGGCAAGACCTCCTTGTGAGACAATCAGAGCCGATTAGTGTAAGTTAATTAATTGAGCCTATTAAACAAGGAGTTATAAAATGGCTAATGCAAACGTAATAGATACTGCTTTCGTAAAGCAGTTTGGTAATACCATTGATCTGTTAACTCAGACCAAAGGTGGAAAGTTCTCAGGCAAGTGCCTTGAGGAGTCAATCGAAGGTGAAGAAAAGTATTATGATCAGCTTGGTGGCGTAACTGCTACTGAAGCTACTGCTGCTTCTTCAAACGGAACAACTAACACGTTCCCTAATTCACCTGATAACTTCATTGAACACAAACGTCGTAAAGTAACTGCTACAGCTTACGACATTGGATTGATGCTTGACCGCTTCGATAAAGTTCAAATGTTGGTTAATCCTGAGTCTCAGTATGTACAACAAATGGCACATGCACTAAACCGCAAGAAAGATATTGAGTTCTTGAAGGGTGCATTTGGTGCTGCTTCTACAGGTGCAACTGGTACTGGTTCTTCTTCTCTTGGTGCTGGACAGATTATCACTAAGAACGAGTTAGCTAGTGGTACAGCTGCAGCTAAGTTGACGCTTGATAAGATCATCGAAGCTCGCAAAACTCTTGAAGCTGCTGGCGTTGATCTTGATGATCCTTCAAACAAGGCTTATCTTGGTATTACACCTAACAACCTTCACAACCTTCTTACTGAAGAAAAGGTTACTTCTGGTGACTATGCTGCAATCAAAGCATTGGTTCGTGGTGAGCTTAACAGCTTCTACGGGTTTGAGTTCTGCGTAAGCAACTTGATTCCGTTCATGGTAGCTGATGAGTCTGCTGTAAATCTAGCGTGGAACGACGATGGTTCTCACAGCTCAAATGCTGCTGGTGATAAGCCTAAGCCTCCTGCTGCTGATGACAAGACTCGTGCTTGCTTTGCTTGGGTGCATTCTGGTGTTCGTCAGGTAACTAATCCTGCGATTGAAACAGAAGTTACTAAACGTGCTGACAAGCGTTTCAACTACTATGCTTATGCTGCTATGCGTACAGGTGCTGTTCGTATGGAAGAAGAGAAAGTTGTTGTTATTGCTTGTGATGAGTAATTGACCTGAGGGCTTTCAACGTACCTTCTCCGTTGATGTAAGACCCTCTTTTTTTTTGGAGGTAATATGACTAAAATAGATATATGTAATCATGCGTTGCTTAAGGTAGGAGCTGATACTATTGCCTCTCTTGATATAAATCAAAATGATGCAGAAGGTGTAATATATAGTGCCAAGCTATGTAATATTTTATTTCAACAGGCATTAGATGAAACAGTTCGTATGTATGAATGGAACACCTGTAAGAAAAGAGAACAGTTAGTTAGATCTTCAGAAGCTCCAGCGTTTAAGTTTAAATATAAATATCAACTTCCAAACGCATGCATTAGAGTAATTAATTTATATGATTCAAAAGAAGGTTACGATGACGGAACTGTTTGGACTATCGAAGGTGATGAAATACTTTGTAATTATGAATCTGCCTTTCTTAGTTATGTAGCCTCACCAGAGGATGTTAGTATTCTCGATTCTTTAGCTACACAAGTTTTAATTTTAAATCTAGCTATTAAGTTGTCAGTTCCCTTGCAGTTAGATCAGAAAATACAAAATAATTTAATACAGGAATTGCAACAAATCGTTCTTCCGTTAGCTAAAAGTGTTGATACACTTGAAAATAAATATTGGAATATGGAAGAATCTAATTGGCTTAACTCTATTTATAACGATTCACCAGTGATATAATATGGCTTTAGATTTTATTAGTTCTTTTGAATCTGGCGAGATGTCCAGAAATATGGATGGAAGGTCTGACCTTGAAGTCTATAAAAAAGGTTGTCGTGATCTCGACAACTTTATTGTATTGCAACAGGGTGGTGTTGAACGTAGAGCTGGGACTGAGTTTGTAACAAACACTAAAGACCCTTCTAAGCCAGCAAGAATAATTAGGTTTGATTTTTCAAGCACCACTCAATACATTATTGAAATAGGTTATGATAGTGTAGCTGCAGCTGGATATGCAAGGGTTCATTATGATGGGGCTACTATTCCTGTTACTGTAACAGGTACAGTTCCATATACTGAATCAGATTTAAGAGATATACAATTTACCAGAAGGTATGATACTCTTGTTTTAACATCTCACAATCATCCTCCGCAACTTTTAAGGCGTACTACTATTACTCCATCTTTTACTGTAGAAGAAATATCCTATGCGTATCCTCCATTATTAGAAGAGAATTTAACTGCTACAACAATTAAACCATCTGCTAAAACAGGAACTATTGATATAGATGCATCAGCCGCTATATTTTATAACAACACTATTGATGGAAGTCATATTGGTTCTACTTGGGCTATCGAGCATATTAGAGATGCTGCTGATATATCTGTTAATTTTGAAAGTGTAAACTCTAGTGCTACAAGCACAGCTCTTGATGTTAGCTTTCTTAACTGGGAATTAGAAACTAGCTTTCCAGTCAGTAACCAACCTTGGTATGGAAGTTTAATTATTCAGCGTCGAATAAATAGTACAGATGATAATGACTTTGTAAACTATATTGTTATAGCTGATACTAACTCTCATAGTGAAGCTAGAAACTTTACATACGCTTCATCAGAACCTGAAGCTGCTGGGACTGAACTTAGATTGGTTTTTGTTCGTGATGGTGGAACATTAAGTGGATCATTAAAAGTAACTGATACAGTTCATAAAGGTCTTGTAAAAGTTGCTAGTGTTTTAGGCAGCGGTAAAGTAATATCAAGTGCTACTCACTCAAGTGGAACTATGACAGTAACAGCTAATAGTCATGGGTTGGCTAATAATGATTATGTTTTACTGACTGGATTAATTTCTAGTGATAGTTCTACTCAACCTAATGCTAACTTTCAAATTAGTAATGTTGCAACTAATACTTTTGAAGTTACTCTTTCTGGTTCAAGTACAATTACATTAAATAATAACCCAATGATTGAGGCATCTTCAGCGGCTACTGCAACTGTTGTTTCTAAATTAGGCAAGAGTGGTTCTGACTCAGGTGCTGCTACAACTAGATGGTCGGAAGCAGCGTTTAGTGGATATCGTGGATACCCGCCAGCATCAGAATTTTTTGAGAACAGACTTTGGCTTACAGGTTCTATTAACGAGCCAGCAGAAATATTTGGTTCTGTGTTTGGTGAGATATATAATTTCCTAACTGGTTCACTTCCTAAGTCTGGCATTAAAAGAGTTATAGACACGCCAGAGGAACCTAGATGGTTAAAGGGAAAACAATTTTTATTTTTAGGAACAACGGATAGCTCTGTGTCAATTAAAGCTGCGGATAGTGATTCTCTTATTACACAAAGCAATATTGTAACACGAGTAGAAAATGCTTATGGTGCTGCGGCACTACAAGCTGAGTTAGCTAACGATACAATCCTTTATGCACAGAGGGATAAATTAAAGTTGCGTGAGCTTGTGTATAGCCAGTCAGAGAATACATTCTTAGGAAACGACCTCAACTTCCTTAGTCAAGATATTAACTCTGGCAAGATTGCAGAATTATTTGTACAAAAAGAACCTCAACAAATTGTTTGGTGTATATTAGAGGATGGCACTGCTACTACATTAAGTTATGATCGTGGCAATAATATTCGTGGCTGGGCGAGAGTAAATACGGATGGAAAGATTTATAGTGCTGATTCTATCTCTGGAGATGGAGAAGATTTAGTATGGGCTTGCGTACAAAGAGATTTTATAGGAACACCTTGGACTCCTAATACCGCTTATGTTACTGGTAACATTGTGTCTTATGAAGGTGTTTTGTATAAATCAAAAGCGGGTGCTGATAGTGGTAACACATTTAATTCTGGTGATTGGGATGTTATTAGTAAAACAAGATATTGTATTGAAAAATTTCATCCCCGCAAAGATTTAGATTGGTATGTAGATTCTGGTAAAAAATTAGATGGTGGTAATGCCCAGAATGCTGACTCACTAAACCTAGGGACAGGTTCAGATTTTGGAACATTAGAAATAGTTAAAACAGGATTAGGCGACAATATTAGTGGCAAGGTAATTAAAATATCTAACACTAATGACCCATTACTTGATGGAAAATCTTTTAAAGGAACAGGTCAAGATCCAAATACAATTACACTTCAAGATTTAAATGGAAATAATTTTACATACAATATCAATACTTTAACAATAAGTGAAATTACTGGTGTTAATAGTAGTGCTAATGGATCATATCAATTTACAAACGAAATAAGTAATGGTAAAAAAGTATATGAAAACTCAACAAACAGTTCACTTCAAATAAGATTTACTGGGTCTGTGTGGGATCTTAGAGCTTTTTTCTTTGGTGGAAGCACTTTGATTAGTTCTTCTTCTGATTTAAATGATATACACGCACCCACTACAGGTTGGAGCAATAGTTTAATACTTAATTATAATTTTGTTGCTCCATCTATTTTAACATTTGAGTTCATTTATAATGAGGTAACAGGGCTTGGTCATATTCAAGGTAAAACTGTTCAGGTTTTGGGTGATGACTCATTTATAGGAAATAAGACTGTTGATATTAATGGTAAAATTACATTGGATAATTATTACAATAAAATATTAACAGGATTAAATTATACATCTTTAGTGTCTCCTATGCCTATAGAGCCATCTTTAGTTGGTAGAATATCTCAAGGTCGTGTTAAAGCTATTTCTAAAATATTTGTTAAATTATTTAATACTATTGCTGGTAAGGTTGGAGAGTCTGGTAGACAACTGAGTAATTTTTCAGCTGCTTCTACAGAAGATAGTGTAGGTAAAGCATTAACCCTAAGAGCTGGCGAGCAAAGGTTTTTTGTTGCTACGGATTTTGAACGAGAAAAATTAATTGAAGTTAAACAAGATCTGCCGTATCCTATGACAGTTTTAAGTATTACTTCTAATGTTGATGTGGAGGGAGCGTAATGGCTAGGGAAATAGCAGGTGGTGTTGCTAGTGGTGCTACTACAGGTGCAATGGTTGGTGGACCAGTGGGTGGAATTGTTGGTGGAATTTTAGGCGGATTGTCTGGCTACTTTGATAGCAAGGCTAGAAAAAAAGAAGAAAAGATAATTAAGTCTATTCGTGATTATAATTTAGCAATCAATAAATATAATCGAGACGCAGCAGAGGAGACTGCTTCTTATTTAACTACAGCAGTTAATACCGAAGCAAGGTATAAAAATCAACTGGATGAAATGAATGTGTACGCTCGTGGAGCTAGAGACCCACAATCTGGTGGTGATTTAAAACAACTAATTGCAAATGCAACAATGAGGCAAATGAATAACAACTTGGTTATTCGTGATCGTGATATTCAGTCTGCTAGGTCAGAGCAAGAAAGAGAGTTTATTAACTTAAAATCTCAGGCACAATTAGCTGGTGTAGACGCACAGGCTACAGCTTCTTTGTATTCGGGTATAGCTTCTGCAGGATTAGCACTAGCTAAAGGAGGGACAACATAATGGCTATACAACTAAAAAGAGTTCAACAGGACACTAGACTAAGATCACCAGAGTTATCTCAAATGCCATCTGGGTTAGAGTCTGCTATGATTCAAACAGCTGGTGCTGAGGACAGAGCTGCGGCTGAGTTGTTTTCTTCTTTGGGTGAGTCTGCTAATGTAGCCTTCCAAGAATATACAGATCGTCGTGATGAAGGTGAGTTAATTAGACTTAATAGAGAAAATGCTAATGCACAACAAACCTACTTATCTGCAATCGAAAACGAAACGAATGCAGATGTTATTCAACGACTGCAAGAAAATTACATAGGGGAAAGAAGGCAATCCTTTGAAACCTCTAAGTTAAGCAAGGGTTCAAGGAGAAAAGTTAATCCTACCTTTGAAAAGGGTTTAAATGATACTAATGTTCTTACTCTAAAAAGAATCACTGATATTAGCAGGGAAGAATCTGATCGGCAATTTGTAGACCTAGCGGCATCAGCTGAGTTAAATAACTTAACTACAGATCCTAGAAGTCAAAAGGCTGAAGCTTTTACATCTGCTATTGAGCAGTATAACTATGCACAAGATCAAAGGGTTAAAAATGGAACAATTGATTATGGAACTGCTGCTAAGTTAAAAGTTGGATTTAAACAATCAGAAGATCTGCGTCTGTTTAAATTAGAAAAAGAACGACTAGAACAAGAAGAGCTTCAAAAGATGGAAATATATAGAACTGATGCTGCTCGTGATGTTCAGGGAACATTAAATAATATTGCTGTTCAGAGAAAAAACCAAGCGTATTTAGCTAAAATAATTCCAAGTCTTGAAAAGGATTACGGAGCTGAGTGGAAAAGCAAAGCACCTAGTGATGTTGTGAAAAGGGTTAATCTTGCTGAAGATAGTATTAAGTTTAATTTAACTTCAAAAGATTTAAAAGAGTTTGAAACATTTGTAAAGGGTATGCAAACTCAAGAGCGTAACAATTTTGTTGATAACTTTTACAATACTAATTCTGATTATAATGCAAAAGTACCAGATGGAAAGTTAAAAGATCTTCAGTCAGCTTTAGATAAAGGCACAATTAATGGAACTACTTTTAAAACTTTAAAGAATGATTTACTTAATCCTCCTAATATAGAGCAAGCAACTCCAAGAATGGTAAGCGACTTTGTTAGCTTGCATGGTCAGATAACAGCAGCTAAGGGGAATCCTAATTTAATTGCAGATGTTAGAACTAAACTATTAACAACGCCAATGCCAAAATCTCTTAAAGATACCTTAGTAAGAGTAAGTGATCAGGCTTTGCTAGATGGTCCCTCTGTTGGGGGTAAGACTGGAATAGGCTACGCATCTGACAGAATTAGTAGTTTTATTAGTGTTAATGCATCTACTATTGGTGAAGATTTTAAACCAAGGCTACTAGGTAGTATGGGTTTGCAAGAGTTTACACCAGAAGCTCAAAAGGATGTTGTTAACCAAGTAGAAGCTGAAATGATTACTTATATAAATAATTGGTACAGTGGCGAAAGAGCTGCCGGAAGAACACCAACTCCAAAAGAAATAGATTCAAAGTTATTTGAGTTTATGAATATTAATTATATTAATTCAAATATAGAACTTGTAAACGCAACTGATGGTATGGTAGACATTGATTTGAACTTTGGTTTAGAAGATGCTGAGGTTACACCAGCATTAACAGTACCTCAAACGATGACAGAAATTAATGAAGTTTTTGATAGATTAGAGGCTAAGTAGTATGGCAATTAGTTTTGAAGAGTTTGCAAAGGTAGGTCTTGAGCGTGGTTTTTCAAGAGAAGAAATTACTTCAGCATACGAAAAAGAATTTAATGTTAAGTTTCAACCAACTCCTAAGCAAGAGGATGTTGATACTTTGTTGCCTCCTGATGAGAGTAAAGAGGTTAAGCCTCCTATTGTAATAGGCGGACAACTAATCAGCAAGCCTCAACAGTACCCATCTATAACTACTCCTATGCTTCGTCCTTTGGATGAGGTTCAGTCTGCGATTAATCCTGACTCTCTTGAGATGGCAGAGGCTGGAGGAGAAAGCAAAGATAACTATCTAGCGAGTGTAGCAGTCTCTAAGTTTTTTAGTGATAGAACAGGCATTGCCCCACAAGATGTATTAAGAGTTGGTAGGGCTACATTTGATTTACCAGAGGGTAGTCATAAAGATATATATGATCAATTAAACTCTTTATTGAATCATCCTACTTATTTAAATGGTGATCAAGAAATTGGTTATCACGAGTACCTTTCTTTACAGCAAGAAATAGCTAAACAGCAACTAGGTCAAAAGGCTACTACCATTTACCCTGCACCATCTTTTACCTTACAACAAAGACCCCCTACAAAAGAAGAGAGTTTATCAAGATTTGATGGGCTAATGGAAAGAGCTAAGTGGAGACAGTACGATATTCCTGATACAGTTGCCAAACAATTAGAAGTGCTTTATAAAAATGATGCTATAGATACTGCTATATATTATGGGGGAATGGCTCCTAGGTCGTTAACAAAAGCTGTAGGTAATTTTGTTGTTAACATAGGAGATAAAGTAAATATTCCTACTCCGTGGACAGAAGGTTTAATTGAAGATATGACTTCTTTCGAGCGTGAGTACATGAATGATTATTTTTTAGCTGGTCAAATAAATCCTTTTTTGTGGGCTAAACATACTCAAGGTGTAACCGATTTAGCAGGAAACATTTGGCTAATGGCTCAAGGAGTGAAATCATTTAGTGCAGCTACAGGAAAGCAATTTAGTTTTTTAAAGATGCCAGCTACTACCGCTGCTGAATATCAAAAAGGAATATTTGGTAGGAGTTTATTTTTAGCAACCGCTGGGGCTTTAAACACTCCGGATGGGTTTGAAAAAACAACTGTAGGTGGTGTTCCTGTGTATGTTCCTACTGATGAGCAAATGAATACATTTGGTTTAATACTAAGCTATGCTAACACTGGTATTGTTTCTTCAAGAGCTCCTGCTCAAGCATTAACATACTTAACTGATTTAGCAATGAATGCTAGTATAACAGCTACTTGGTCGACAGAAGAACAGCAGTATAAAGCAGGCGGTCAATATGCTGATGCGTTTGAAACGGGTGCAATGTATGCTGATGAGCTAGGGTTAACTAAACCAGAAGTCTCTTTAGAGGAAAGTTTAAAAAATCTTTTTGGTCAATATGGCACTTCAATACAAAGGCAAGCACAAAGAGATGTTGCTCGATACGCAGAAAGATTTATGATTCAAATGAGCCAAACAATACCAATAGCTACAGCAGATGCTTTCTTTTCAGCAATGGTAAGGAGCACTAGTGGTTCTGGTCAACGAGCTTTTTTTGAAGCTCAGTCAAAACCAATTCAATTCTTTAGGGAGACTGATAAAGTAGATAAGGGAGCATCTGCAAGATATGTAGAAACATTACGATCAGCCTATGGTGATTTGTGGCGTGACTCAATGACTAGAGGTGAAGGCATAAAGCTATCTAACATAATGTTTATGGAGCAAGGGATATATGCGAAACCTGTTGACCCTGCAATAAAATCAAGATATCCTGTACTAAAAGCATATCAGCCCGCTACGGGTTCTTTAAGAGATGTCAAGAGCAACAATCCAGTAACAATTAATAATTTACCCCCCAAGGGTACTGCAGAGCAAAATGAAAAGTTGTTAGAAAAAATCAATGTTAGGGTAAGACGTGATAATAAGTTACAACTAACACACTTCTCTCCCAAGGAGGGATTAGAAGTAATTGACCCAGAGCTTGCTGGTACTGGTCCACTTATGGGTCGTGAAAGATTTAGAGGCGGTGTTAACAAGTCATACTTTGGGATTGAGGGTTACAATAAAGAAAGTGGCTTAGGTGATAATAGATATATTACTTCTGTTGAGTTAGATAAACTTTATCCTGCTTATGATAACCCACTTAATTTTCCAAGAGGAGATATTTCAGAATATGAAACTGCAATAAAGGATGCAGGGTTTCAGGGTTATATAGTTGAAGGTGATCCTAGGTTTGGACCAGCGGTTATAATGTTTGATTCGCTACCAGTAGAATCTTCCTTTAAAGATAATGTAACAGTTGCAACTAGTGGTAATTTTACTTCTACAAAACTAGACGATTTTGTTGCCACTAATATTGAAGAAGTTAAAGCACTTCCGTTAAGCGTAGAGGGTGGCGAAACATATAACCTTGATGGTACTAGATATAACGATGGCGGTGTTACTATTCCCTTTGCTTCTTTTAAAGTAAATAATGAATCTATGATTTCTAAAGATAATTTAACTGCTGACAATGTTCTTAAATTTATTCAAAGTAATGATGGTGCTATTGTTTCTGATTTAGTTAAAGCTGGTATATACAAACCTGAAACAACGGAGGGCGAGCAAAAATATTCTATAGATCTTAACATAGTAGTACCCAAGCAATACAAAGATCTTGGAGTAAGGTTTGCTAAAAAAGCTGGTCAAAAATCTTTGTATGACTTAGATAAAAATGAAGAAATATTAACTGGTGAAGATGGTACTAATGTAAGAGATTTTTCTGTTGATGAATTAAAAACTATACAAACCTCTCTTTCTAAGGGCAAGATGCCACCTGTGTTTGTAGAAGAGATTAAGCCTTCCTCGATGCAAATTAAAGCAGAGCAGATATCTAAGGCTATGGAAAACCTAGAGCGGATTATGCGTAGTGATAAACGTACTGAGGTTATTACCACAGACGCAGAGCTAAAAGAGTTTGCACCAGACAAAGGCAAGACGAAGGCTAAGAAGGGTGATATAATACCCAGAAAGCCAAAGGTATCTCAAGTTGTTACTGAGTATGCAGAGCTTAAGAAATCACTTCAGTATCTTGCGGCATCTTCTAAAAAGAGTGCTAAGACTATTAAGGAAGAAACAAAGGTTGCTGAAAAAATTAAAGCTGATATTCGTGTAGAAAAACAAAAGGATAGGCTAGACGCTTTAAAGATTAAACAGCGTAAACTTAAAGAGCAACAGAAGAAAAAAGAAAAGGCTAGGAAAGAAGAGACCCAAAGAATTAAGGTCGAAGCAAAAGATCGTGCAATGAATATCGTTAAGGGGTTAACAACAAATACACAAATTATTAGAGAGTATGAAAAACAATCTAAAGCTATAGGAACTAGTGATAAAAAATTCTTAAAGTTTATTAATAAAGCATATACAGAAATACCTAAGTTATTAGATCAACAAGTAAGAGAGCAGGCTTCTGCTATTATTACTAAGAATGTTCCCAATATTGATTTTGAATATAGAAAAGCAGCTGATGAGATTAAAAGCTCTATTAGTATGAATACATCAGATAAAATGATTGCTAGGTATGAAGCAAGTTTGCGTTATATGGAAGAACACCCAGATGCACAACTTCCGCAAAGTTATATTAAAAAATTACGCAAGACTCCTGTGCAGAACTTATCAACAAAAGATTTAGTTGCATTTGCAAACGAAAAAGAAAGACTTATTCAGTTAGGTAAAACAAAACTTCGTTTAAGAAATAAAGAGTTTAATAATCAAGTTAATGAGCGATTGCTTGAAATAAAAGAAAACTATGAGTTCCTTAGCGAAACGATTAGAGGTGCTAATCCTAGTGATCCTTTTGTAAAAGAATTTTTTACATTTGAGGAGAGCATTGTAAAAGGAACCAAGGTAAGAAAGCCTACGCTTAAGTTAGAAGCAATAAGACCGCAAAGATTTTTTGATATGTTGGATGGAGGTAGGGCTAAGTTTGATGGTCCTATGTATAACACATTTGTTGTGGAGCCAAATAGAGCTTACGCTGATATGGTTGAAATGAGATCAGCTAGATACGAAAGCTATAATTTACTATTACAGGATTTAAACGAGTCATCTAAAACTCTAGGAGCACCTGTTACTATTGATGGTATTAAGTATGAGCGTAGAGAATTAGCTGGTGCTTATGCAATATCTAAAAATAGAATAGGAAGAGCTGCACTTATAAACGGCAACTTTAAAAATATATCTGACGCAGAATCGCATTTAGCTAAGATTCTTAATCATGTAGAAACAGACATTCATTTAAAGCAAATAGCAGAATACTTTTTATATGACTTCCAATACAATCAAGGCAGAGTAGAAAAAACATTAGGTCTTACTGAAAATAAAATATTAACAATAGAAGAAAATTATTTCTCATTAGAGCGTAGGGATGTGCCGATGGAATCTTCTAAAGATTTTATGGACATGCTTGTTAAAACTTCTGACTACACAGAAAAGCTTCCTAATGACAAGTTTGTTTTAGATCGTAAGGAGAATGATGGGTTCCAGTCACCAGTTAATCTTAATATTGATTATGTTTGGACTAGACAGACAGCCATGCAGGAGCACTACATCGCTCACGCTGGACTAGCAAAATCGTTAAACAAAATAAAATCTGATCGTGTATTAAGAGGCACTATTGAATCTGAATTTGGCGATAAGGCTCTTCGGTATTTAGATAGACAGGTAGAATTAATTAATAACCCGAACTCGGTGTACAAAGCTCAAAGCGACTTAGAGTTAATATCAAGACAGTTAAGAGGTAACTTTGCAGGAAGTGCTCTTGGTTTAAACTTTAAAACCATATTGAAACAGATGCCTTCTGTTAATTATTATTTAGGAGAAACAACTCCAGCTCATTTGATTGCTGCTATTGATCAAGCAACTCTTGCGTTTAGAAAGGATGGGTCGAATGCAGTCTTAGATTTTGTAGCTAAGAAAGATCCTATCATTCTTGAAAGCGTTATTTCTCGTGAGCTTATCGAAATGAAAAAGACATCTCCTGATAAATACAATCGCTATATAAATAAAATAGGTGAGCTTGGTTTTAAAGGTATTGTTGAGGTCGATAGATTTGTAAGAAGCACTGGGTGGATGGCTGTGTACAATAAAAAGATTGAGGATGGCTTCTCTGAGCAAGCGGCTATTGATGCTGCTAGAAACGCTACACTTAGAACACAGCCTACTGCTAGAGCTGCAGACCTTCCTTTGATGTACACTACTGATGAGTTTCTTAACTGGTCTTTAATGTTCTCGAACCAGTTAAATCAAATGTGGAATATGCAAACATACGATATACCAAGACGGCTTGGGAATGTGAGTACATTTATACCAGCTATACAGCAACAAACAGGTTTAGCTTTATCTGCTATGACTATGTGGCAAATCAATAATGGTCGTGTGTTGCCCGACGAGAAAGAAGATTTACTGAAAGAAGTTTTTGCTGATCAGTTCTTTGCACAAATACCTTTAATCGGTGGTCCTATATTGCAAGGCTATAAGGGTTACAGCTTTGATCAGCCCATTGTTTCAACCTTTGAGGATGCTGGTAAGATAATGTTTAAGCTGGTGGATGGTCAGGAGGTAACCTCTGAAGAATATTTTAATGCATTCTTATTTGGTGTTGCACCATTTACTGGATTGCCTACTGTTTTTGGAAGAAGAGCTTATAATGTAATTATGGAATCTTCAGGTGTATTAGAAGGTATTAAAGAAATTACAGGCATTAAGGAACCTAAAAAATAAAGATAAGTGTTTGACAAATAATGCAGTATTTATATACAACAACTAGCGAGGGACAACATGGCGTTATCAACAACTAATAATAAAGTTTCATATTCACCGACAACTGCGACAACCAGTTATCAGTTTAATATTCCATATTTTAATAATGAGGATATATCTGTTTCTGTGTCTGGATATAATGCATCTGGAAATGTAGACGTAACAGCAGTTACTACTTTAGTTTACAATTCATCTCCAACTGCTGCTAATGAATTTAATATTACACCAACCAATGGAGACCCAGCACAGGGTGCAGTAATTACCACTGTTACTGGATATGCTAGTGGCACTGTTACTATCAGCAGGATCGTTGCTTACACACAAGAATATGATTTACAAGAGGGTTCAACTATTGATCCTACAGCGTTAAACAAAGCATTGGATAGAGTGGTTGCACAAAACCAACAACAGAATGAGGAAGTAACAAGACAAATTATTCATCCAGTAACAGACCCAAATGGATTAAGTTACACTGTTGGTAATGTAAATTCTCGTAAGAATAAAGCATTGGGTTATGATGCATCAGGAAATGTATCAACTATTGACTTAGTATCATCTGGAGTTGTAGCAGGCGGAGCTGGCATTAGTGTAGAAAGCAATCAGATTTCGGCTAATGTTGATAACACCTCTATAGAAATAGATGGTAATAGCAAATTGTCAGTTAAGGATGATGGCATAACGAACGCTATGCTTGCTGATAACTCCGTGCAGTCCGCACAAATAGCTAACAACGCTGTACAAACATCGAGAATACAGGACGATCAGGTTACTTATGCAAAGCTGCAAGATGTAACAACTAACCTTAGAGCACTAGGTGCGATCACAGCTGGTACAGTGGGAGAGATTCCTATTGATACGGACTTAACTTCTATTACAGATACTCACAGTGAATTAGCTACAGCTAAAGCTATTAAAGCGTATGTAGACGCAATACAACCTACGTTTGTAGCTATTAATGGTACTAATGGAAGCACACCCTTAACATTTACGGCAGATGTTAGATCATCATTTGGCAATGAAACAACTTGGAATCTTAGTGATTTTACATCTACAGGTGCAGGAAATACTCCTACATTAGATATTAACAAATGTACTGAAATACATATAAACATTACTATAATTGTAAGTGTTGGGGCAACAGGATTTTCTGCTGAATATCCAGATGGAACATATAGAGAAATAGCTATTGATAATGCTGGAGGTAGTGGTGATTCTGGTAGAATGGATTTTGTTGCAAGAGTTCCAATTAATCCATCATTAGGACAAACAACTTTTAAAATGAAATGTTTAAGAAATCACTCTAGTGATTCTGGGGTAGCAGTTATAACAGGTGCAACACAATTTTAATTAACATAAAGGTAAGGTAAGGTATGAGCGTACAAATAGCAGAAGATAAATATAAAAATAAATTACAGTTTGCACATTTAAAGGTGTCAACTGCAAAGAACTTAGCGGCAGCGTCTACAACTGTATGGGATACAACTGGTGATCGTCATGTTGTAATCACACCAACAGCGGCAGATGCGTATGTGTCAGTAACACCTAATGGAACATCTACTGTTCCTAACGGAAGTGGCACTGGATACAGCTTAGGTAAGCTGGTTACATTCGGGAGTTCTTACACTACTATTGTTCGTGCAGGTGAGCGTATTGCTACCTCTGCGATTATTAATGTGGTGTCACTCGGAGAAGTGTAATGAGCTTTGGTTCGTTTGGAGCGGGCTTCGGTTCATTCGGTGCTGGTGTTGGAGGGTTGCTACCCGTTATAAATGACAACTTAAAGTCATGGCTTCGTATTCCTACAGCAGATGGCAAAACACTCGCTAACTCTCAGGGTGCAAGTGTTAACCTAAAAAATACTAACTGTATTAAAACCGACAACAGTTCTAGTCATACTGCCACAATGTCTACTGGACAAATATTTACAACTGGTTCGGTTTTCTCAGCTGATATATTAGTTCACGGAAGTACAGGTGGAAGTAATCGTCACGCTTTATTAGGTAGTTCGAGTGTAAATGGTTGTTTTGTTATTCTTGGAAATGTTCCTAAATTCCGAACCAATGGACTAGTAAACGATTTAACATTTTCTACTTTAACAGTTTCTGACAATGTAAATTATAATATTAAATATGAACGGACATCCGCAGATACTTTAGTTTGCACATTAACAAACTTAGATACGGGTGCTGTTGCTTCAGAGACAGGAACTTTAACAACCCTAGCTCAAAATAGTTATATGAATAGTGTAACACTTAACAGAATAGGAACTTCGGGATCTGTTTATAGTAAGATTAAATTTACTAATGTTGTTTATAATAACTGGAAATATCCATTGCAAGAAGGCTCTGGCACAAGGTGTTTTGATATAGGAGGCGAAGGCAACCACATTACATTAGGTGCAGATATTTGGGATACAGAAAACTCAAGAGCTTCGCATAATCACGAGTATGGATTTAGTGGTAATGCTGTATTTGATGGTATAGATGATTACATTGAAACTGGTGTAGTAGCAAACGATAACTATACGTTAGAATTTAGAGCTAAACTTGAAAATGATAACGCTTATATGGGGTCGTTTAATTTAGTAGATAGATTTTTTATAGGAAGAAATACATCTAGCGTACTTCGCCTTGGTTATAAAAGTTTTAATAATACTGCATCTGTAAGTTCTAGTATTTATTCAAAACTTACGACCTATAAAATACAAGGTGGTAAAGGGTTTGTTGATGGCGTAGAGGTTATTAATTCTGGGGTGTCACCTACAGGTGCTACTGTTGGCGAGTTATACGTTGGTGCTAGAAACTTGAATGGCACAGCAGACAGCTTCGTACAAGCAGATTTAGAATACTATAGAATTTATGACGATAGCGGTGTTCTTGTTAGAGATTTTGTTCCATCTTCAAATGGCTTATACGACAAAGTAAATGGCGTTTATTATTCCAATGATGGTACTGGCACTACAACAGTAAAACGAATACCCGCACTCAACACCAAGACTACACAGGTTGCTACCTTTGATGGTACGGCTGACTTAGTTGATTTTGGAACACACGCTATACCTGCATCTGATTCTATTGAGGTAGTGTTTACACCACAAGATGAAGCGGATAGCGGTATTGTGTATTCAATGGGTAGACCTTCAGGCGGGTCGGGATTTGGAATAAAGTGGGATGGTACAAACGACAGAATTTCATTTAGAACTGCCGATGTTCCTAGAAATAATATTTTAAATTTAGTAACATCTACTAACAGTTGTGTTGCGGATGGAACTACATACAAAGTAACTTATGATTATGATTCATCAGCAGGTACAGCTACACTTGTTCTTTTTAATGCTGATACAGGAGCTACTATTGAAACCGAGTCAGCGACAGGCGTTGCTACAGCCGCATTTGATGTAGGCTCAAGTAGACCACTAAAAATTGGTGCAGACCAGTTTAACCTTGATGATTATTTAGGTACTATTCATTCCGTTAAATCTTCTTTTATTGATGTAGATTTTCAAGCTAATATCGGAGCTACAACAGTAATAGACAACTCAGGAAACGGCAACAACGGCACAGTTACAGTAGGCTCTGGTGGTACAGCAACATTCTGGGGTACTCGTGTAGCAGACACAGCAGGTTCGCTTGTGAGTGCAGACTACGCCACAGGTAACACAACTATTAGCAACCCCGCAGGGTTCGTTCATAACGGCTCTGAGTGCGGGTTTGAAACTGGATTACAAGAGCTTACTTCTACTCAAATATTTGCTATCGATAATAATGATTCAGGTTCTCAACAATTATTCATTCGTAAAGACAATGGAAATGTTACTCAGTTTCTTGAGTATGAAGCTAATTTAACAGGAACAGATTTAACAAGGACTAGAGCTTATGTCGGATAATTTAACAGACCTTGAACCACATAAGTACGATAAGTTTCTACACACTAATGGAGTAGCTTATGCGTTCTTGGAAGTACCTGTAGCGTTCCTTGATCAGCAAATGCCCGACTATGCTAACTGGGCTGTAGCCGAGGAAGATGAGGAAGGCAACCCAACCGAGTACAAGACACTAGGCGAGTACACGATAGGTCAGGTTCTATCAATAGACGGCACTACAGTTGTTATCACACTAGCGGCAATGCAAGCGGCAACCTACCGCACACCCGCTATAACCTACGATGATATGCAGGATTGGGAAGACTGGCTCGGATTACACGGATATACTATTGATGACTGGTTAACCATAGAGGAACGGAATTCTTTGTTAGCTACTGAGGCTTATGGATTAGGGAATATTGGAGATGAATGATATTATTGAAAAGGGATGTGTGGGTTCGGTTGGATTCATCTCAAGCGTTGGCTTGGTTAACGTCAACCAAGTGTTGTCTGCGATTGTGGCGATTCTTACTATTATTTACTTGGTTATTAGTATTTCCAAAAAACTCGGAGAGTAAAGTGTACCAAAAAGAAGAAGTTACATCTATGCTAAAAGCCAATGAAGGCTCTAAGTATAACGATAGTGGACAAATGATTTCCTATGTTGATAGTCGTGGGTATTTAACCGCTGGCTACGGGCATAAAATATTAGATGGCGATCTCGATTTTAATGGAGACCCAATAACCAAGAAGGGTCAGGTTATTTCTACTAAACAGGCTGATGATTGGTTTGACTCTGATTCAAGTTTCGCTATGGAATTTGCTGAGTCTATACCTATGTTTGATAAGATGAGCAAGGCTAGACAAGAGGTTATGATTGATCTTACTTTCAATATGGGTAGAGGCTGGGTAAAAGAGTTTACTAATTTGTATATGCTGGCTACTAATGCTCCTAAGTATAGCGACTCTAGACAACATGATAACTTATGGAAAGCTGCGGCTGGTGAGTTAAGATACAAAGACCCCCGTTCTATTAATATGATCAACAGTGATTACTGGGGACAGGTTGGCAATCGTGCCGTGAGAAACTATAACAAGCTGTTAAAGGGAGGTTAATATGGCTAAGAAATACACATCCAAAGTTAATCAAGCTGGCAACTACACTAAGCCTACAATGCGTAAGCGTTTGTTTAATCAGATCAAAGCGGGAAGTAAAGGCGGTAGCTCAGGGCAGTGGTCTGCTCGCAAGGCACAAATGTTAGCTCGTATGTATAAGGCTAAAGGAGGAGGGTATCGATGAAGCCATCACAGAAATCACTGAAGAAGTGGACAAAGCAAAAGTGGCGTACTAAATCTGGCAAGAAGTCTAGCGAGACTGGTGAGCGTTACCTACCCGAAGCTGCGATCAAAGCTCTTAGTTCTGCAGAGTATGCGGCAACAACCAAAGCCAAACGTGAGGGAAAGAAGAAGGGTAAACAGTTTGTTAAGCAACCAAAATATATAGCCAAGAAAACATCGAGGTACAGATGAGCCAGTCACTATTAAAGCGTATAGGTGTTAGTGGTTACAACAAACCAAAGCGTACATCTGGTCATCCCAAGAAGTCTCACGTTGTTGTAGCTAAGTCAGGTGGTAAGGTAAAGACAATTCGATTTGGAGAACAGGGAGCTTCTACAGCAGGTAAACCTAAAGCGGGTGAGTCAAAGCGTATGAAGATGAAACGTAAATCATTCAAGGCTCGGCATCGTAAGAACATTGCAAAGGGTGTAATGTCTGCTGCATACTGGGCAAACAAAGTAAAGTGGTAAGGAGATAGTTATGCCAAAGGTGGGAAACAAACACTTCAAGTACACTAAAAAAGGAATGGCTCAGGCTAAAGCGTATGCTAAGTCTAGTGGTCAGGATGTTAGTTACGGCAAGAAGAAAAAGAAGATGACTAAACGCAAGAGTTATTAATGCCAAAGATAGAAGAGAACACAGATATAACTATTCCCCTAAGGAATCTTCTATCAATTATTGGCGGGGTTGCTATCGCAGTCGTTGGTTACTTTCATGTGGATGAGCGTATAATGCTACTGGAGCATGAGCAAGTAAGGATGATAGACGATATAAAAGCTAGTGAAAAATGGATTGATGAGTGGGAGTCTGGAGGTATGCTCCCATTGGATGCTGAACAAAATATTAGATTAGATGTAATTGAACGGGAGTTGTATAAATGAGTATGGAGTTAATCGCAATGCTAGGTGGTTCGCTATCTGGATTTGTAATGAAGTTAATAGCTGCACAAACACAGTCGCAAGCAGCTCAACTAGAGTCTATGCTTAAGAAGCAGGGAGTAGCTGATGACTCGGCTGATCGTGCGGCTAAACGAGATGGGGTAGCAGGACAAGTCGTCCGCAGAACTATTGCGTTGTGTACACTCTTCGCTGTTATATTTGCTCCGTTTATTCTTGCGTTCTTTAACGAGCCTGTTACTATTGAAGCCAATCCTACGGGCGGTATATTCGGATTTATTTTTGGTAATTTATTCTCCAAGGGAAATGGTTGGGTTGAACTGCAGGGTTATGTGTTACTGCCTGAAGTTCGTCAGACTATGTTAGCACTTGTCGGGTTTTACTTCGGCAGCTCTCAAGTAAAATAATTTGTTATTGGTTAGGTAGTTATCCTAGGGGTTACATTTCCCCCTTTCTGCGGTGGTGGAGCTCATCGTTAAAACTACTAACGCTCCATTTAATTCTTTTAATTTTAATGGAGGACGTATGTCTATGTTTTTAGTTGTTGACTCGAAAGGTAATGAAACAGTTGTCGAAGTAGCTGAGTATAATAGAGGTACAGTTTTAGATAAGGCTTGTAAGCAGTTGTATGGTGAATCTACCATTGAGTTAATGATAGGACACTTTAGAATAACTCCTTTAACTTCTTGACAATGAATTTAGTTTTTATATATTGGCATTAAGATCGTTCAAGCTCTTGCTCGGAAGTAGTACATAGTGTACGAAGGAACGCACTAACATTGGAGGTATTACAATGGAAGTGACTCTCAACTATCGAGGCTCGACTTACGTTAAAGTAAT